ACAGCACAGTACCGAGACAAAGCGGTCAGTGCAAGAAAACATTGCAATACCGTTGCGACCTGTGAGAAGTGTGAGGCTGAGTACACCCGCGCATCTTCACGACAAAAGTGGTGTAAGACGTGTGCACCAAATGCATCGGCACGAGCCAGATTAACGCGGTACAATGTTTCGGCTCCAGAGTTTGAAGAAATGAAAGCAAAGAACAACGGCATGTGTCCGTTGTGTGAAAAAAGACCTGCCACGGTTCTAGACCACAGTCACATCTCTGGTAGAAACAGAGGCGCTCTGTGCAACGGATGCAACATACTTCTCGATAAAATAGAAGACAAAGAGTGGCTGAAAAGAGCAATCGAGTATGCCGTTTGTTAGCCAAGCGCAAGCAGGTTGGGCACACACCCACCCCGATGAATTCGGCAGGAAGAATTTGAAAGAGTGGGACGCAGCTACCAAAGGAAAGACGCTTCCCAAAAGAGTGAAGAAAGCGTCTGGATTAGGGAGAAAAAAGCCATGATGGGATTAGGAAAAAAGAAACTAGCCTCTACCGAGGCACCATCCTTGGATTCCACACCAATGGCGTCGTGGATGAGCGGAGAAGCGCCCTCACCAAAACCTCGCAAGAAGCCCCGTGTGGATTCGGGTGGGCAATTAACACGAGGCAGCAACAAGTTGGCATAGGAGAACAGCATGACTGGACTAGGAAAGATTCACATCAAAAAGTCCCATAAGGGATTATTGCACAGTGACACAGGTACACCACAAGGTGACAAAGTCCCAATGTCCAAGATGCGGTCGCAGAAAGCCAACGGTTCACCAGCCGAACGCAAGAGAGCAACTTTTGCCCTCAACGCACGCAAGTGGAATAAGTAGGAGAACGTATGGCTCTAGGAATGGCACGACCGAAGTCAAAGTTGCCCAGTCCCTCAACTAACTTCAAGTTTTCGAACAAGCAGGACTATATGAGCGAAGCGATGAACGGTAACCAAGACAAAGTCAAAGATGCCATGGGTCTAGGCAAAAAGAAGAAGTAAGGAGCAACACATGGAAACGGACACTTCAACACCCAGTAACGTCGGCACAGGCATGGAAGGCGCGAAGGGTGGCCAAGATTCACAAGAAGACCCAAACGATTCGCCTGTAGGTGTCTACGCTCCGTTCCCTTATTCGCCAGAACCGTTCGCAAATTTAAGTGAAGTTGCTAGAGGTGCGTTGATCGGATTAGATAACATAGCCACAAAAACCGACACCGCTGCACGAAGAATGGAAGTCGAACAAACGTGGGAGGCGCTTCATTTTGAGAGGGGCTATCAACACTTATTGCGTGGTAAACAAGGTGGATGGCAACTCCCAGGCGCGAACACAGGGTTCGGCGCTAAGGAACAGAAGAACAACAACACCATTTACGACACCAACGTTTACGGTCCCAAGGGTGACATCATTGTCGCAGCACTATCGCGTGAAGTCCCTAAAGTTGAATTCTCCCCGTGCAACCCAGAATACGGCCCAGACCGAGTAGCAGCCGAGGAAGCAGAACGTTTCAAAGAAATTTGGGCACGCAACAATAATCTTCATGGGCTTCTCACTGAAGTAGCCAGAATCTTCTGGAATGAAGATCGTTGCCTTCTGTGGACGCGCTACGAATTGAACGGACAGAAGTATGGCTTCGAAGGAGAAGTGCATGCCCCAACCGTTCCTGAAAACATATTCAATGAACCAGACGCAGAGCCTACGGGTCAGGATACCCTTGACGATGTTCTGGCCGCACAAACCTCTGAAGTGGAAGACGAGCCAGAGAGCAATGGTGGGGAAGACCTACTCATACAAGCGGGTGGAGCAGGAGATGACCGCAAGCCGCTAGGACGCGAAGTAACAACCGTCCACGGCAAGTTGGATCACAAGGTTCCCATCGCAGTTGACAGTTTCGATCTTATGCAGTTCGTGCAGTTGTCCTTGGACTTGGACGTGGCAGTAGTTCGTGGGATGTTCCCATGGATTGCCGACAAGATTAACCCAGGCACTGACGGAATGTCCGAGACACAGTTGGACAGAATCGCTAGGGAGAACGTGCGCCAAGCAGTAGTAGGCGCGTACGTAACTGGCGACTCCTTGAATCGACATAGCACAGTGAAGTTTTCTTGGTTTAGGCCGTCAATGTTCCTAGACCAATCAGTGAGTGATGAAGCGAAGGCCGAGTTGCTGGAAGCATTCCCTAACGGGGCATTGCTGGCCAGGGCTGGTGCCGAGTACGCTTTTTCACGCAACGAGAAGATGGACGACCACATCGTAATTGGACACCCATGGGCTGGTAAAGGCCAGAACCGTCGCAGCATGGGCACAATGCTCATCTCGGTACAGAAGCGAATCAACGACTGGGTAGACTTGATGGACGACTTCTTCAAGCGCACCATACCAAAGAAATGGTACAACGCCGACGCTTTCGATATGGAAGCACTGAAGACGCAACCCAACATCCCTGGAAGTTCAGGGCCGTTCTTACCGCAACCGGGACTTACACTACCAGCGCAGTACATCATGGTAGAAGATACGCCGCAGCCTCAGGCTGCACTGCCTGACTTCATTAAGTGGTTCATTACTACGTTTTCAGAGGAAGTATCAGGCGCACTGCCATCTTTATTCGGAGCCGCAACCGGAGAACAAACAGTAGGCAACGCTGTTATTCAGCGCGACCAAGCATTGCAGCGCGTAGGCTCACCGTGGAACTCATGCCAAGACATGTTCGCAGCAGCAGCACAACAAGCAGTAAAGTGTGCGGCAGAATGTCGTGACGGCAAGACGATCCAAGAGAATATCAAAGGTAAGGGCAACGTTTCAGTCAACACAGCGAACTTGCTTGCTGGAAATGTCACTTGTTACCCAGACACCAACCCAGCATTCCCAGAGTCACAGTCTCAGAAGGAACAGAAGCTGATGACCTGGGTAGACAAGTCTGCTGCAAACCCAGCCTTGAATGCTATTGTGTTCTCACCAAGTAACTCCATAGAGTTGTTTGATCAGATGCGCATGAAGGGATTCAAAGTCCCAGGTGCATCATCGGCGGCAAAGCAACGCAATGAGATGGAAGTCCTGTTGAGAACAGGTACGCAAGACAATCCTCAGTTCGTTCAGATGCAGAGCACACTGCAGAAAGCAACTCAAGGCATACAACTGGCTCAGGCGTCTGGACAACCAGTTCCGCCTGAAGCACAAGCAATGACTGCTCAGTTGGGTCAGGCTATGAAGTCTACCCCACCAAAGATCAGCACTGTTCCTGTAGCCGATGACGAGAGTGAGAATCACGCAGTTGAAGCGGACGAGTGCTTTGAGTGGATGAACTCCACCGAGGGACAAAAGTTCCGCAGTGGTACACCAGAGCAGCAGGCAGGGTTCGACAACACGCACACACATTGGCAGCAGCATACAGCGATGGCCAAGAAGATTGCCGCAGCGAACAAGCCACCGGATAAACCACCTTCCGAGTCAATCTCGGTAGATGTGTCGAAGATGCCGGGTAATGTGGCAGTACAGGCTCTAGCAAAGATGGGCATTCAAGCAACGCCGAACGACTTTGCGGGGCTGGCTGATCAACAGCTTCAGCACAAGGTTGCGGCCAAGGCTGTGCCCGAGGCGCTGAAGGGCGAAAAGCCACAGCAACAACAACCGCCACAGCAAGGGGAACAACCGCCACGTCAATTAAGGAGATAAGATGGCCAAGAAGTTAATCGCACTACTTCAACGCCACGGGGATACCGAGGCAAACGAAGAGAACATCTTCAGAAGCCGACTAGACCCATCCTTAAACGACAAGGGCATCAAGCAAGCCGAAGCAGCGGCTAAGAATATCGCCAAGCATTACGGGGACGAGGTAAAGAAAGTTGTCTCGTCTCCTATGCTTAGGTCGCTACAGACGGCTGACATCATCGCAGAAGAACTGGGACTAGAAGTGATTCAAGATAGGGGCCTCATCTCATGGCACCTAGGCTTCTTGTCAGGACGAAACAAGGATGTCTACCAAGACATCTTGGACTTCTACGTAGATCACCCCAAGAAAGTCATACCAGAAGGTGAATCTCTAGACGAACTTGAGACGCGCTTAGAAGAATTCTTCGACAAGGCTCTAAGAGGCGAATTCGGCGTATATGTAACGCACAATTCTAATCTGGTGACCGTTGAAAACATGATCGTCGGCATTAAGACTGGACGCCAAGAAAGCAATGAGAAGAGTGTCGAGCCAGGAGGAACCATTGGAGTTTATTTGGAAGACGACGGGAAGTACAGTGTGGAGGTTTTGTTTGGCACCGAGAATGGTGCAGAGTATACATCGTAAACTTCCCTACCCACGGTGGTGGGAAGACGCTTCGTTCTTTAGGGACGGAGAGTAAGAACTCAGGAGACTCAAAGTGGTAGGAAAAACTCAGAAATAAGAAGGACTCAAGATGGCCGAAGACTTAATTGATTTCGCAACAGAAGCACCAGTTGTAGAAGACTCAGCAGCAGTAGTGGATGCGCCTGTAGTTGAAGACGCACCCGTTGTAGAAGATGCGTCAGTTGTAGAACCAGAGGCTGGCAAGGAAACCGAAGCGCCTGCAGTAGAAGGCGCGGAGAAAACCGAAGAGGAAAAAGCGGCGGCTGCAAAGACGGCCTCCGACAAAGCAATCGACACCAAGGCTACACCGGACAACGTACGCAAGGCCCTCAAAGCCATGCGGGACGCTTCGCCTGCCAATGGCGCGGTAGTCAAGGAATTGCACGGAGCATTCGAGCGTTGGAACGCAGCCAAGGCAGTGTTCCCCAAAGGCGTCTCGGAGATGCAGGAAGCCAAGGACTTCATCGAGAGTATCGGTGGGACTGAAGGCTACGAAGAGAAGGTTGGCATGCTAGAAGCCGTCAAAGCGACGGACGAACTTCTGTACACTGCTGATCCAGTACTTTCCCAGAATGTCTATGATGACATGAAGGCTCAGGGTAAGCAAGAGAACTACGGTCAAGTTGTAGGAAACTTTGTCAGCCATCTAAAGACAGTGGACCCTGCAGGCTATTACAAGCACGTTACACAGCCTCTCTTCTTTGAAGGGTTGGTAGAATCCCACATGCCTGGGATGTTGAACGCAATTAACAATGCCCTCAACGCCACGGACGCAGAAGGAAAACCTGCACCAAACATTGCCGCCCTTAAAGGGTACATTCAAGGTAAGGGTAGTCTGTCCGAATGGTTTAAGGACTTAGAAACGGACGAAGCCAACAGGAAGAAAGAACCAGAAATTACACCGGAGCGAAAGAAGTTCGAGGCTGAGAAGGCCGAGTTTGAAAAGACAAAGGCTGCTGAGACTACGAAGTCTAAGACAACATACGAAGAAGGTATTGCTACCGATGCGGAGCACTATAATAACCGCGCACTCGGCGCGGCATTCGCACCTTTCTTAAAGATGGCATACTTCAAAGAATTTCCACGTGAGACTAAGGTTGACATCGGTAACGGCATCAAGGAACGTCTCTACGCCACACTGAAGGCCGACAGGGGTTATCAGCGGCAAATGGATACGTTCTGGAAGAAGCCGTATACCCCAGCACTCAAAGCTGAGGTTGCAGCGTTCCACAACGCCACACTCGACAGAATTGCAAACGATGTGGTGACCAAGACCATCCAGACTAAGTACCCCGGCTACGCCAAAGGCGGCTCGGCGGCTGGTCGGGTGGCGGCAGCGAACGTCAAGAAGACCACGGATACCGCAGTCAGCAAGCAGTCGGTGGCTACAGGTAAACCAGTCTACGTTGCTACAAGACCTACGAATCTTGTTCGTGACGAAATTAAGATTGGGGAAAGAACGTACTCCTCAAGCGAACTTGTCATGATGCAGATTGCTGGTCGTGGTTTTGTCAAGAGCACAGATGGAAAGAGTTTCAGATTAGTAACTTGGAGAAAGTAAATCAAAGCGCCGTTCACGGCGAGAAAAGAGAAACATTATGGCAGTATCAGGAACAGTAGGCGGAACAACTCGTGACGGCAAGCCCGTACAAGTAGGAGATGCCATTTCGATCAGTGGCTTCGTCACGGCAGTTGCAGGAACCGGAAGTCAGGCTTCTTTGACCGTGCAGTGCGCTGGAGTCGCAGCTAACCCTCTGACCCCCAACGTGCCGTACAATGTCACGGTTCTCGCCGCAGACACTACGGCTACACAGTCGCTGTAAAAGAAATTCCACGGTAGCGTTCAGTGTTCAAAAGAACGGCTGACTACT